TTAAATCACAGGCCGATTGTCAGTATCGGTCACTCGATTCAGGAGGTGCGTTACCACTCCCATTACGGTTGCATCGTCCAGCGCATCACCCTCGATAGCCTCTCCATCCTGAGTGATCAGCGCCTTCCCCTGGACTTTTGCGAAGTCCAGACTGCCGCAGAACGAAATTAGGACGGTATCACCCATTTCAGGCTTTCTGGCGACATTTATGATCGCGTACCCGGCAGATGTTTCTATGGTTCGGCAGTTGCCGTCATAGCCGCAAAGGCTGGTGATAGTGAGCGTCTGTTCTACGTAGTCTGCTGCTGGTGATGGGAAACCCATGGTAGCCCCCCTGCAAAGTAACTGTATATTTATACAGTATCACCAAAAAAATCAGGGTCAAGAAGTTGGACGCAAAAAACCCGCCGAAGCGGGTAGGGAATGATTAATTAGTAAACAACCCAAGCCACCTTGGATCAAAAATGCCCGAAAGATATACTTTATGATAAAAACCATAATTCGTAGTTACTTCAACTTTCCTTCAAAGATTTTAATGATTTCATCTAAGTTTGGATGATTTTTACGCGCCTTATCTAAAACTGATTTTTTAAAATGTTCCGAATAGCTATCTCTATCCGTAGGATCACCTTTCAGTAGAGGATTAAATAGCTTTTTACAACCATCATTTGTCTGCGCTTTTGCTACTCCAAGAATATCAAGTAGAAAACCCTCTAAACAAGGAGAGGAACCAATAATACGAATCCCTTTAGATTTCGCCTCTCTCAATACTCCTTTTGCACATGGTAAATCCAAATCAATCAATACCGCAACTCTATCGTATCCATCCATTCGTTTACATGAAATTGCATGATTAATAACATGCTCAGGACCTTTTCCTTTAGCCGTAACAATTTTTGTTTTTATTAGGCCTTTTGAATACAGTCCATTGACATGAATTAAAAACGCTCTTTCACAGTATCCCTCACCAACAAAGAGCAATGTTTCTTTTGTGTGCCTAATTTGTCTTGTCTTGGCCATAATAACCTCACAGACAAATATCTGGTACACCACCAAGCGCACCAGTTATGTATTTGCTATATAGGTTATCTTGGCTACGCAGACCCTTAACATCGTCCAACCTCCAACATTCACTCTTACCATCATCTTTTTCGACTAGATAAACATGATGCTTTTTAAGGCTTTTAAGCACTTCGGGTGAATGGCAACTGAATATAAGCTGTGCATTTTTTGTGTTTATCGCCTCATTTTCAAACATACTTAAAAGTTCAACGACCATGTTGGGATGAAGGTCGCTATCTAGTTCATCAATCACTGCCACTCCACCATCTCGTATGGCAATGATCAACGTTAATATAAAGTAATAGCACGCCTGAGTACCACTTGACTCCATATAAAATGGAACCCTAAACTTTTTACCATCACATTTATGAACACCATAGGGCATAAATTCTTTTCTTCTTTCGCCCGTTTCTTTTTCTAATACCTCCTGTTCTTTAAGGATGATATTATCAAGACCCAAGTCCATTCTTTTTAGATATTTAATCGCTTGATTAAATATATCTTTTTCAGTCGAATAAAACTCAGTGGCATTCAGAACATTTGAATAATTAAAGTTAATCTTGCCGTAAACATTTAAGTTATTGTCGATAGAAGATAAATTATCAAGTATTAAACTTGCAATTATACTGTCCTTGCGGTGCATATAAGCAATGGTTGATGAGTTTGCAGGAATTGATTTCATTTCTGAAACAGGAAAAGCATTCTCATCTGACATTAGCTTATGAGACTTGCATATATATTTATCTTTATCCGTATCAAACACACGTTTAAATAGAGTTGTGTACTGTCGACTTGTTTTCAGCTTTAACTCTTCATGATATACCCGATCGCGTGTCAATTTAACAAAATACTTATACTCCCAATGCTGGTTCTTATCATCGGAATCAATAAAGCAAATTTCAATTTCAGAAGGTTCAGCCACACAAGAATAATGTGGATAAAAAGGTAAAAGACTTTTGCTCTCAAGTTTTTGGAAAGAATGAGAACAAAACCACCGTAAAAAAGCCAAAGGCTTAAGCATATTGGACTTGCCGGAACCGTTCGAACCCATGACGGTCATGATCTTAGCAATCTTTGTACCATTGACCTCAGTATCATAACTTGAAAATGATGAATTCTCCTTTAAGGTAAGATCGACAAAGGTATCCTCCTTAAAAGAGTAGAAGTTTTTAAATCTATACCATTTTATCATACTGGACCCAACTTAGACATTTTTATGTTTAACTTGCTTCAGTATCGCAGTAGTGACGCGTTTTATCTAGCACATTTCCTCAAAAAGGCTCATATAGGAAAACTCCTTCTCTAGCAATGCGTCCAATGTCAACTACGCGATGATGTTTACTTTCTAACCAACCTTTTCCATCTTTCATGCAACTCCCTTCGTGCCTCTGCCTCTCCATCAGGCGGGAACGAAAATCCCGCCCGGATGCCAGGACAACCGTTCGAACAACGGACCTCTGCCGAACCCCAGTTCATTCCACGACTGCGAACCCTCAGTGAAGGGGCCATGCCGCATTTAGGGCATTTCGGTAAATCAGTCATTTCCCATCCCCTGCAGCAGATGTTTGTGGCGGCGCAGCTCGCGAACGGCCCCCTGCAGACGCTGCAGGCATGCCAGCTTCGCTTTCGTGCGGCGGATTTCAGTTGAGATATAACGCGGTGACGGAATAATCAGATCATCCGGACGGCTGGCGAAAGTTGGGATTTCCCCAATAATTTCTTCCAGGGTTGTGCTGTCTGGCGCTGATGATAACTTGACGTCCGGTACTGGAGACGCCTGCAGTTCTGGATGAACTTCCGGTTCACCCGCCAGGCTCCAGGTGATATTTTTTCCGTCCACATGGCGCAGGACCAGACCGTCCTTGCACATTGCACCCAGCGAGGCATTCAGAGCTCGCGAACCTTTGCCCAGTTTTTCTGCAACCTGGTTAGCACTCATAGCCCCCTGCCCCTGCATTGCTGACAATACCCTCTCCACCAGCTGCGATGGCTGCTTTGGTCTGATACGCTTCGGCTTCTGTTCTTTTGCGGTACCAACCGACCAGGCCCCATCGAAGAAATCGCACAACCCCTCTTCCTTGTGCTCGCGCAGCATTTTCAGAGCCTCTACGGGTTCAATATCCAGACGTGCTGCTACTTCGTGATAGCTTGCTTTACCCATGGCTTTCAGTGCATCAAGTACGGTTTCCATAATCATCTCCTGTTCACATACGTTTTAATTTTGCTGCTTCGGCCTGCGCTTTAAGCAATTGCGCGGGGGTCGGTCCTGGCGCATGGCGTGGCGCGGCAATTTGTTTTCTTACCGGGGGGATCGGATGCCCGTCCGCCAAATGCTTTTCCCACTTCGCCAGCTGCGAGGCGGCGAGTGCTTCGAGTTCGGTCTGGGTCATTTGCCGCTCAACACCGGAGCGTCGCATTTCGGTGCAAATCTGATACAAAACCGGATGACGCCACGGAAACTGCTCTGAGCTGTCATAGCGGTAAGATTCGTTGCGCCAGCGCTTGTATTCCGCCATCACGTCTGCCGTTCTTAGTCCAAGAGCGTTACCGCTGATATCTGCCACCAGCGTCACGAATTCAGCCAGATCCGGCGGCCAGGAATTACCTGCTTTACAGCGCGCCACCATCGCATTACAGACGCTCCTCGTCTGGGCGCTGGTCAAACTCCCAATCTGCGCAATCCATAGGTCCGACGGAGCCGATCCGTTTTTGGTCTCCCACCGGGTGGAGTAAATTTCCAGCATGAGTTCCCAGAATTTCCACGCCTTCTCCTCGAGCTCGTAACTGTTCTGCACGTGCTGCACGCGCTCGTTGTACAGCGGCGTTTGCTGTGGAGTTTGGGTCCAGTCCTGCATGAGAATTACCTCGCGGTTTTGTTGGCTTTGTGGTCTGCAGGTGGAGGGCAAATTTTTGCTCCCACTGCGTCTGGTTGAATGCCTTGCCCTCAGAAATCCAGTAATCGACAAAGCAGGCATGAGCTGCGCGTAAATCATCTGGCGTTAGCTTCTCAGGGACAGGGCGCCCCCAGAGGTTCGCCCGTTTGCGAAAGTCCGCAGATGGTTTCCACTCATTGCTCATGGGAAATTTCCCCAGCAACTGAGAGGCTGGGAAAAACGTGCCTGGCTGACCAGGATATTCCGGAACCGGTCTTTTACTGGCCGATCCCAGTAGTTCCCCTCGCGCGTTATGTGTGGGGTTTAGATCTTTAGATTCCTCTGGGGGATTCCGTATCCCGTTTTTGGGATCGTTTGACGGAAAAAACGGGATCGTTTCACCGTTTTTAACAGCACCGTTTTTGGGTTCGTTTTCTGAAACACCCCCGTTTTCGGTTCCCTTTGAACGACCCCGTTTTTGGTAATGTTCCCGTTTTTGGGTGCGTTCGGAATCTGCAATGCTTTCCTCCACCCCAATTAATTTGTAGACAGGGATTTGTTTTGTGCGCCCGCGACGCTCTCCAGTGTCCTGGATAAATCCCATAGCGATCAGATGCTGCAGGCTTGCCTGAACTGTTTTCTTGTCCAGCTCAGTAGCTTCTGACAGAGCGGCAATTGACGGGTATGTCGTTAAGTCGGCCCCGCACATATCAGCCAGCCAGGTCAGTACCGACTTTGCAGACGATCGCCCTGTTTTGGCCTTTTTGGCCCAACGCATGGCATCAAGACTCACTTTTCACCTCGGTGAACTTCATTTCAAACTCACGGCGCCCTGTTTCACTGACGCCGGTGTACCCCTCCCGGCGATATGACACGCGGAGCTGGGATGCTCGCAAAACTGTTACCATGCGCCCGCGTTCGTCGCGGTATTGCTTCCCTGGAATGATTTCACCGCGGCGATCCACTGGCTCCTGAGCGGGTCGGTTCTTCATCGCGTTTTTCATGCGCTCTGCCAGTGCGTTCGCTAATTCCTGAGAAGTACGCATAGTTGCCTCCAGACCGTTAAGCTGCGCGATGGCAGTGCATGATTTGGACTTTCACACCAGCCATTTGCGCCAGCGCGTCGATCGCTTCCAGAGTCTCGCGGCGAATTACTGGTTGCGGTTTGCCGGTGAAGACCGCATTTGTGGCTTCGATACACTCTTTATTAACCCTGGCCGCCCGGTAATGCATGCAATCCTTCTGCGCCAGTTCGTTATCAATGGCGGTACGGATGGCATAGCTCAGCGCTTCCGCCTGTTTCAGGTAGTTAGGTGTATCGTTGCGGAACGCACGCTGAATAATCTGCTTGTTGTTGTGCAGCCGTCGCGCATACTCGTCCGGATCCGAAACGTCATCCAGTGACTGAAGCAGATCGCCAAAGTGATGCGGTGTTATCAGCTGCGTCACCGTCTTCCAGCCCTTTTCCTGCGCCCAGGACTCCAGCTCACATGCCAGTTTTTTGATTTCCATCAGTCAGACTCCTTAGGGGCTTTGGGCTTAACCTTGTGTTCATACAAAACTGAGTCGTACTTCAATGCACCACCCGTTAATTTTTCCAGTCGAGCGGCGCGTCGTTCAGGTACTAACTCCCCCCACTCACTGACAGAGGATCGAGCGATGTTGAGAGCCCTCGCCACGTTGGCTTTTTTCCCAAAGTGTTTGATTACATCTTCGGTTTTCATTTCGTTCTCCTTGGTAAGTTTTCCTAACTTTATATGTTAAGGAAACAAGAGTCAATGCGCGTTAGGATTTCCGAACTATGAAAACGATCGGTCAGCGTATAAAAGAGCGGCGCTCTGCTTTGAAATATACCCAGCGCAGCCTAGGCAAACAGGCTGGGGTTGCTCATGTCACAATCTCTCAGTGGGAACGTGATGAAACCTCACCAAGGGGTGATAACCTCTTCAAGTTAGCTGCGGCTCTGGGTGTAGAACCTGGCTGGATCATCAAAGGTGATGACGGATACGAACCCGCCCCGGCAGAATCGTATCGGATGTTGTCACCACAACAGATTCAACTTCTGGAACTGTTTGAAAAACTTCCCAACTCAGAGAAAGAACAACACATCATCAATTTGCGGGACAAGGTCAAAGACTACGATGAAACGTTCAACGACCTGATAAAGACCAAAAGCAAAGAAGAAATCCTGCAGATCCTCAAAAATCTCGACATCAAATAATTTTTCTCCACGCCAGGCCGCATCAAATGCGGCCTCTTTGTGTTTTTCGCGCCCCCATTGTTAGGTTTTACGAAATTCACTCTTGACGTTTTGTTAGGTTTAAATAACAATCTGCGTTATCAAAACTTAACAGCAGTAATCAGTAAACGTTCCGCCTACCCGGCGATAAGGGTGATTAGCCAAGCAAAGCAGAAAACAGGGGTTCGAGATGGAAAAAGCATACGAAGAGTATTTCAACAGTCTGGCCGAGGGTGAAGAAGCACTGAGCTTTTCCGAGTTCGTCCAGGCAGTTTCTTGAATGTGGCGTAAGCCAAAGGCTTGAAGGCGGTTTTCTCAGGTTGCGCGCTAAAGCATAGCGGGGAGGAACCTGGGGCGGAGAGCAAACCCCGCGATGCAGGACTTGAAATACTTGCACAGACCAATAAGCCGACTGGCAGCGTAACTGCCCTTTACATCTGCCCTGGCGAGGTGGCGCCGCCAAACCTGGGCAGATGAATCGTCCACAACATGTAAGCGCATTCCTCTTTTCACTGATGGGGATCGGTTTGTTAACTGGCGGAATGCGCTTCCAGTTGTGGGCAATCGCAACATGAGGCTGCGTGTAGTTTTGGTGGTATATGCGTTTCCCGTGGTCCATGCATATACCATCCTTTTTAAAACTGGTTTCATAGTGGAGTGTTCATATATGGATAAGACACAATTAACACCGGAACAACAAATTGCCTGGGCGCAGGGAAAACTCGTCACTTCAGTATTTCTTCGTGATGTTGCCGGATGCCATGCCGCATGGAAAGTATTAAGGAAATACAGAAATTTCGTTGTGCATCGCCAACCTCATCAGGAATGGCGAAATAGCTTAAAAGTAATTTAATTTTACCAACTTAAAACCTATGCCTTAAACGGCAGGGATTTTCACACCCTTAACCATGGAGTTCGAAATGAAAGTAAGCGTTACAACTGTTGAGCTTAATCTTGCTGTCGTAAATAAAGAAATTGCCACTTTTAATATTAATGGCGCAATTTCAGGTGTTGTTCATTTACCATCCTCTGGCCCTGTAACCGTTGTACTTGACGGTGGCTACGTGCTCGGAGAGTTTCATTGTCCGGTCTGTGCTGTTAGGGGCATTAGCTTGCTGTCTGTAAGTTTCACAGAAGCACAGAACGCCTGCGGCATGTCTTATTACGATCACAAGCGTCAACAACTTAACTAATATGGATGGCATTATTTGTCATTGCGCTGTTTGCTGCCACGAATATAAAAAATCGGAAATGCATGAAAGGAAAACGGACATATATCCCTTTAAGCGCACGATTTATTTATGTGAGCAATGCAATGAAAAAAGAGAAAAACGTGACGCTTTAAGAAAGGTAAAACGCGGCATCCGCAAGCCATTTCATTCAACATCATTTTTCAAATATTGAAACGAGGTTATTATGTCTGTTGAGTTAAAAGTATTTGGTGGTGCTTACTTCCCAAAAGATAAAGCATTAAAAAAACATCCCGATTTAAAACCGCTTGCCACAGCAGTTAATGCGGCAACAAAAGCCATCGCTGAAGCCGTTATTTTCGGCAAGCTGGCGGCAGAACATCCAGAACATATTGATGATTATTTTAAGGTGAAAATCTGGGAGCACCGTGAAGGTTTACCGTGCCCTGAGCTTGATGTTTTCTCACCTGAATTTTTCGATACCGTGGCTATCTGGAATGTGAATGCAGGTGAACCAGCTGCGGCACCACAGCCTGAATCTGAAGAAAAGACGGAATGGAACGACAACAAGGCACAGGATGAAATTAAAACTGTTGCGCTGCTCGACCAGGCATCCAGAGCAGCATGTCTGGCACTGTTCGGGCCGGTTCCGGTAATCACTACAACGCAGTACGGCCAGATCGTCGATCTAAAGAACGATGATGAACCCAGCTTTGCCCGCGAGCTTGCCGAAGCACTATCCAAAGAAACACGATCGCTGGCCCTGGCGCCGGAACGGCAAGAGCAGTTGCTCGCCTGGGTATGTGAGAACACAAAAGATTCTGCACAGTGGCCGGACATCAAAAAGCAGATCGCTAAATGGATTGATACCCCAGTTGATAAGCGACCTCTGGCTGATAGCACAAACTCAGAAGAAAACCGTACAGACACCGGCTCCACGCTGGGCGGTGGTAACAAGACAGACCGCAGCCCGGACCTGGTTCATAACCTCTCTACGCTGCGTATCGAAGTGGCTGTCGCCATTCTGAGCATGTACGACGAGATCGACATTTACTGGATCCCGAATAAATACATGATTCCAGCGAAAGCCATGGCCGAAGCAGAACAGGATCCCCGCTTCACAGCATGGTGGAAAAAACTGCGTAGCACCCCAGGCATTCTGGACTATTCCCGCGCGGCCATAATCGCTTTGATTAAATCCGCCCCGGAAGACCTCTGGATCGATCCTGTCGCATTACGTGAGTATATCAACCGCGAGTTGGTTGAATGTGACCATGCGAACCCTGACCATAAAACGGTAGAGATCGCCTGCCGCCCTAAAACTCGTACTAATGCTGAGAAAAAAGAAAATGATGAAACCGAATCGACTGTATCGGGCGAAACTGAGCTACCAGCAGTTTGCCCGGGCAAAGCTGCGCAACTCGAAAAAGAACTCAACGAGACATTCGCTCAGAGCTCCGCGCCAGAACAGCAGACCACTGACCAGCCGCGGGTGGAAAACCTGGGCGGCGGCATCTTCTCTGTCGATGCATTGTTAAACACAGCCCCCTCAAATGAGGGCGAAAAACAGGAAGTACCGCCCGCGCTAAGTGATCGCGAGATTGAAATCGCCCATGCATTAAACGAGCTGATGTCCGGACGCACAAACATCGGTGACAAGGATTATATCGAAAATCTCATCACCACCACGGGTAAAGACATCGAGCATATTTTCCCGTTACTGATTGCAGATATCACCGCGACTGAATTTTGCCTGTCGCCTGATTTCAGTGATGAAGAAGTACAGGATGTTGCCACTACGATTCTTGAAAAGTGGTCTGACGATATCAGCGTTCGCCAGAAAATAGCGCTTGATGCGATCGTGGAATACCGCCGTCCGGAACCACCAAAATCTGTCGTGATCGATCCGCCAGCCGTTACTGCAAAACCGATTGCCGCCCCAGAACCAGCAGCTGTAGCAAACGCGCCGCTTTCGCCTGTTACCTACCTGCAACAGCTGACCATTGCCGCACTGCAGGGCTTATGTTCCAACCCGGCATATTGCAATCAGTATGACGAATTACCGGCTATGGCCGCTGGGCTTGCCCTCGGCGTTGTCAGTCAGCAGGAGGTTGCAGAGTGAGTAAAGCAAAGGAAGTCATAGCCAATACCAGGTTTGCGGAATTCCCGGACACGCTGGTAACTCTGGAGCTGTGTCGCGCGTTTGCAGCCATAGAAAAACGCCGGATTGGTGAATCGCTACGCGCATGCGCTCGCGTTCTGGCCGCTAAGGCACATGATCACCATCTTGTCAGCGTGCTCGAGGAAATGGGTCGAAGTCAGTTCCCGGAAGTCCAGATGACGAGAATACGTGACTGTATCAGGAGAATGGAATCAGCACTGAATAAGAACTTCAACACATACGGGGAGGCTTCATGAGGCTGATAAACCGCTGCAAGGACGACCCAGAGGGACGGCAGGCATGCGCGGTTGTGTTGAAGCGTCATCATGAGCTTTTCGGTGATCACGGAAAGCAGCATTTGCAAACGCTGTACACCGTGCGGATCCGCGGGAGAAAAATCACGGTCGAGGTTGTTAACCGGCCCCGCAGCTATGTGGCCACGGCAATGACCCGGGCCCGACATCTGCAATGTCTCCCCGGGCTTGGCCGGTGATTTTTGGCAATCAATATACTATCTGCCGCTGCGGTATCGTGGCGGCGTCATGGAGTTAAGCATGGCGCAAATCATTTTCGATGAAGAGTGGATGGTGGCGGGAAGGCTAACTGAGAAAACGGGGCTGGATGACAGGCAAATAAAAGCTTATCGCCTCGGAAGCTGGGTTGAAGGGGTTCATTTTAAGCGAGTACCCGCGGTACCCGGTGGAGAAAGCAAACGCGCTTTGGTCTGGTACAACTTTCCGCTGATTAATAGATTTATTCAGGAAGCATGATGAACTTTCCAACCGGCGTTGAACTTCATAACGGAAAAATCAGGATCACGTTTACCTATCGCGGCATTCGCTGCCGCGAAGTTCTCCGTGGCTGGGTGGTTAACAGCAGTAACATCAAGAAGGCAGGAAACCTTCGCGCCGTCATCGTGAGTGAGATCCAGTTCGGCCAGTTCGACTACGCGGCGCGGTTCCCTGAATCAAAGGCTCTTAAAAAATTCTCATCAATAAAGCGGATCACGACATTTAAAGAGCTGAGCGATTTTTTCATTGATACAAAGGCACTGGAGGTGTCAGGGGCTACGCTGCATTCACTCACATCTGCCGTTAACACACTGAAACGTGTTGTGGGAGAAAATACTCCCCTGGCTGATATTCAGCACGCCGATATTCTGAATTACCGCAAAGAGCTGCTGACCGGCAGCGTATTAAACCCTTCAATGCCTAACCTGGTTAAAAAGGGACGCGCGCCCTCAACAGTCAATAAACAGATGGCGGTTTTATCAGAAATGCTGAAGCTTGCGAATCGAAGTCAGTTTATATTACACGCTCCTTATGAGGGCGTATCCCGGCTCAAGCTATCTAAGGCAGACCCCGATCCGCTTCTACTTCATGAGTACCAGGCACTGATTGCCGCCCTTCCCCGAAAACTGGCTTTGATCATCATTGTAGCCGTCCACACGGGAATGAGGCCCGGCGAGATCTGTGCCCTGGCGTGGGAGGATATCGATCTGAGAAAAGGTGAAATTCACGTATCAAGAAGCCTGACGAACAAGCGGGTGTTTGTGCCGCCGAAAACAGATGCTGGTATACGAACGATCACCCTGCTTAAGCCTGCACATGATGCGCTGCTGGAGCAGTTCGACATCACAGGCAATAACCCAAGGCAGCAGATCATTTTCCATCACAGGGAAATCGGCAAAACAGAGCCACAAAATCTGCGTTTTGTGTTTTCTCCTGAAAAGAAATCGTCAGTGAATGAGAGCTTTTTTTCGAAAAACTCGATTTCGTATGGATGGAAACGGGGCACTAAACTTTCGGGAATACGTGAGAGAAATCCTTATCAGTCCCGACACACATACGCCTGCTGGACGCTTATGGCCGGTGCTAACCCTTCCTTTATCGCCAGCCAGATGGGTCATGAGGATGCGCGTATGGTGTACGAGGTGTATTCGAAGTGGATCGGAGATATGAACCAGGATCAGGTCAACATGTTGAACAATCAGATGCCGACAGCCTTGCCCCCAGGACGCCCCCAAAGTATTGGGAACATTAAAAAAGTCATTTAATTTCATGACGCTGGTTTCAAACTACATAATCAGCGTTAAACTATTCATACTATTTATTCTGGGAGAAAAGATGATGCGCGTACTGGTTGTTGAGGATAACGCATTGCTACGCCATCACCTGAAGGTTCAGCTTCAGGAGATGGGACATCAGGTGGACGATGCTGAAGATGCAAAAGAAGCCGATTATTATCTCAATGAACACCTGCCGGATATCGCCATTGTCGATTTAGGGTTGCCTGACGAAGACGGCCTGTCGTTGATTCGTCGCTGGCGCAGCCACGATGTTTCCCTGCCGGTTCTGGTGCTGACCGCTCGTGAAGGCTGGCAGGATAAGGTTGAAGTGCTCAGCGCGGGTGCAGATGATTACGTCACTAAGCCGTTCCATATTGAAGAGGTGGCGGCCCGCATGCAGGCGCTGCTCCGTCGCAACAGCGGGCTGGCGTCGCAGGTTATTTCCATCCCGCCTTTCCAGGTCGATCTCTCCCGCCGCGAGCTCTCAATTAACGATGAAGTCATCAAGCTGACCGCATTCGAATATACGATTATGGAAACGCTGATCCGCAACAGCGGCAAGGTGGTGAGTAAAGATTCTTTAATGCTTCAGCTCTACCCTGACGCTGAACTGCGCGAGAGCCATACCATTGACGTGCTGATGGGACGACTGCGTAAGAAAATTCAGGCCCAGTACCCGCAGGATGTGATTACCACCGTCCGCGGTCAGGGCTACCTGTTTGAATTACGCTAA